TGTATCTTTACTGGACTCCCTGTTCCAGAAATTGCAAAAGGCGCATTTGGACTAGAACGTAATGAGCAACAAGGACTCTTCGAACTCTCAAGACTCTGCATCCACCCCGATACTCAGCAGGGAGAGTATAATATCACTTCTTGGTTCGTTTCAAAGGCGATTAAGAGACTTAGAAAAGATACAGAAGTCAAAGCAATCATCTCATACGCTGATAGCGAGTATCATAGTGGCACAATCTATCGGGCTTGCAACTTTAGGTATTGTGGTCTATCAGAACCAAAGAAAGATTTCTACTTTTCAGATGGCACCAAGCATTCCCGAGGTTCTGTTAAAGGGTGCGATGGAGAATGGAAAGATCGTTCCCGTAAACATAGGTATGTGATGGTGTTTGATAAATCTCTAAATCTCTTATGGTGATGTGTTGTAAGTATTTTCAGTTCTAATTGTTTTTTGATCGATGTATTGAGAAGATTCACTATAAAATAACTCTTTTCTCATATCTTTTAGTATCTGTTGTAAGTATGCTGGTTTTAGAATATAAATTAAAGACTTATTGTTATTTCTAATTGTTTCATACTCATAGTTACTAATTCCAATTACTGGATTTATAGTTTGGTCTCTTTTATCTGGATTTGGAATTGTAAAATTTGAGTTTACTTCTAAACCAGAATTAAGAATTAACCTTCCATTAGCATCTTTTACTTCAGTAGTTTCATAATGATGAATTGCATTTAAATTATTTCCATAAAGATTTTCGCAGTACTCATACAATTCTCTATTTGATAATGGCCATTGATCTCTTATATTTGTTATTCCTGAGGTTATGATAACAACCCAATCATAGTTAACACTTCCATATACTTCTTCTGCTATTGTTTCTGGTCTTGCACCGTCAACAATTTCATACTTATCAAATAATGTAAACACATTTTGAAGATCATCTCTAATTTTAGCTCTTCTAAAAAAGTTTTTTACAAGAATATAATCTTGAGATGATTGCTTATCTGCTAAAAATGATTGATATTCTAAATTTGGAAGTTCTCTAAAATAAGACATTAGTATCCAACTCCTCCTGTTACTTCTGGACTATCATAATCAGTGGAATATATTGGAGACAGTTCTTGGAACTGCAAGTTCATAGTCATATGTATTGGTGTACCGTCATGATATGATGAATATTGACCAGAACCAGTATAGTCAACACTCATATTTGTCAGAGCACATAATTTAAATTTGTTTAGGAATGGATGATCTTTACTTCCACGCATATATCTTAATTTAAATACTTTTGGTGCAGTAACAAAAAATTCTGATACAGATTTACCTGGAAGCATACTTTTCTTCAAGGTTCTTATGATGTTTTTTATACTTGTACTTTCAGTAGCATTTCTGGGCATAAGATCAAATGTGAAGTTGAATCCAGATCTTAATAAAACACCATTGAACAGTAACTCAACGTTTGGATTTACAACTTGTCCTGTTGCTCTTGATACTAAATCGTTTATATTTCCCTCTTTTCCTGCAAGAGCATTTACTGCTAATCCTGAAGCTGCTGCAGATGCTGCTTGTTGTCCAGATCCATCCTTTATTTCGCCTGTTAATGAGTTAAAAACATTCTTTGCATTATCATATGCTGCACCCATACCACCACTAATAAGTTCATTTGCAGTTGCATATCCAGCTGCCATAAGAGAATTTACAGTATCATCCCCCCAACTAGCACCGTGACCATCACTAATTGCTTTGGGTAGAGGTAAAATTATAGCACTTTGAGATAACAATAGTCCTCCAGCAGATGAGTCATCTCCAGATGTAAGAGATAGAATATTTTCTCCAGCAAATTTTAGACCAGGAGCTTTATACTCCTGAATGTTTATCATAAGATAGTCATCAAGTCTACTTATAGGTTTTTCTGGATACCTGTATAACTCTAATGCCATTTATTTTTTTAATTATTTATGGACTATTTTGAACAAATAGAGCATAATTTACACCTCGCAATGTGTTAAATTCTGATACTGTCATTTCAAAATATCCACTTCTAACTTCTGGTGTGGTATATTGCCTAAATGGACTTTGACCACCCCTAAGTTGCCAATGATAATTAAATCCCATAAATCCATTTCCAACTGGTTCAGATGCCATTATCAATGGGTGGCGATCATATATTAAACCAGGAGTCTTTGCGCTGTATATGTATGTATAATAATTTCCAACACTGGGGAAATCAACTTCAGTATCGCTAAGAGCCTTCATAATTGCTCTCATCAATTCAGATGGATTTTCAATACCAATTAAATCTCTTCTTATTGATAAAATTCTATTTTCATCCTCAAATATTGCATCATCAAATCTTCTATCAGGATTTGATTTCTGATAATCGGCATCATATTTAATTTCATGAATAAGTTGTGCCTTATTTAATCTGCTGTAGTTTGTACTTGTATTTCCAGATTCAGTTTTAAATGTAATATAATATGATCTAGCAATGTCCTGTAGTTCTGCTACAGTATATTCTTCTAAACTACCTCTCTCATGTCCTGTGAGTGCCATTACTTAATACCCAGTTCGTCTTCGGTGATTATTTTAAATTTCCATTGACGATCTTCACAGAATTCTTGAGCAACTTTCCATTTTGCTTGATTTCTCACCCATTCAGTCACTTCATAGATGTAACCTTTAGTTTTTTTCTTTTGGACCTTTGGTTCAATCGTTTGTTTTTTTGGTTTAACTTCAATAATATACTTTTGTATTCTTCCATCATTCTCGCGGACTTTGATATAAAAATCTGGAAAATATCTATGGATTTTATTATCTAGTGGTGAACGATATGGGAGAGCAATTTCTTCACTTCCCCACTCAAGAATGTTTTCGTTTGTATCACAATATTTCATAAAACGGCGCTCCCACAAAGATCTATAAACAATATTTGTGGGATCGCCTTTATACTTTTGGGGATACGATGGTTGATATTTTCCTCTATATGCCATCTAAATAATTATAATAAAAAAGAGTAGTCATAGGTATTTAGAGTGCCATTCCCAATACAACCAAGCACAGCGAAAAGATTATTTGGAAATTTAGCACAATCTTCTCACTATGAAGTTAGATTTCAAATACCAAGTAGAGTAGTTTCATACTTGGCACGCCGTGGAGTGTCTCCATTTTACTGCACTAGTGATTTTGGTTTATTGTGCACATCTACAATACTACCAACGTCTGCATTTGCAACTTCTGAAGTAACTCCATATGTTGGCATTCGCGAAAAAATTGCCCACACTAGAATGTATAATAATATTGTAATGGAGTTTTATGTTGATAGTAGATATGATACAATTAAAGTTTTAGAACACTGGATGGATTTTATTTCTAGTGGATCTGATAATGAGACTAATAAAATTAGAAGTGATTATTACATACGGATGCAATATCCAGATGATTATAAATCCACTGAAACTAAAATTATAAAATTTGATAGAGATTATAGACGTGAAATTGAATATACATTTAAAGGTATGTTCCCACAATCTCTCACATCTATACCAGTTTCTTATGCTGGATCTGATGTTTTAAAAGTATCTGCTACATTTGAATATGATAGGTACATTGCTGGCAAAACAACTAGTCTGTCTCTTTTTAGAATGGAGAATGAAAATAAAGATCCTACAAATAGACCATCAAGAATACCAATGAATGCTGGACAATCCGGATTAACTGGAGTTGTTTATAGACCTGCTGATTTATCTCCAGCGGAAGCAATAGTTCAAGGTGAATTATACACCTCTTTAACTGGATCTCAAAAAGCAATCTAAATATTTTTACATATTATAAAATATTATGCCTTTACCAAAAGTATCTACGCCAACATATGAGTTGGAAATTCCTTCATTAAAAAAGAAAATTAAGTACAGACCATTTCTTGTCAAGGAAGAAAAAATACTAATCATTGCTATGGAAAGTGATGATCCTAAGCAAATTGCATCTGCTGTAAAGGATGTTATTGGAAATTGTATTCTGACAAGAGGAATTAAAGTTGATTCTCTTGCAACTTTTGATATTGAGTATCTGTTTTTAAATATTAGAGGTAAGTCTGTTGGTGAAACCGCAGATGTTTTAATTACATGTCCAGATGATGGAAAAACACAAGTTCCCATGAGTATTGATCTGGATGATATTAAAGTTGAAGTTAGTGATGATCACACTAGAGATATTAAGTTGGATGATGACTTAAGTGTGCGAATGAGGTATCCATCCATGAATGAATTTATTAAAAATAATTTTACAAATAAATCTGATATTACCGTAGATGATACATTCTCTGTAATTTCTTCATGTATTGAACAAATTTACAATGAAGAGGAATCTTGGTCTGCAAAAGATTGCACTAAAAAAGAACTTGTTGAGTTTATTGAATCCTTGAGTTCAAAGCAGTTTAAACAGATTGAAAAGTTTTTTGATACCATGCCAAAGTTGAGGCATGTAATTAAAGTATTAAATCCAAATACTGGTGTTGAAAATGAAATAGTAATGGAGGGTTTAACGTCTTTTTTCGCCTAGCGATGACACATGAAAATCTTGTGTCATATTATAAAATAAATTTTTCCTTGATTCAGCACCATAAATATTCATTGACGGATTTAGAAAATATGATTCCTTGGGAAAGGGAAATATATGTTTCTCTACTTCAACAATATATTGAAGAAGAAAATCTAAAGAACGGTAATGGCACCTAATAACCCTCTACTTTCAAGTTCACCACTAAATCAACAATCCAGACAAGGTATTGTTGGATCTGGTGGTGCAGGATTTCAGGGAGTAGGTGCATCGGCAGCAGGATTTGTAACTCCTCAATCAACTGTAAGTGCTGAAGATATCAAAACTCTGCAAGTAACTGAGCAGAATCAAGAAATTTTAAATGGAATTAATTTTGGTTTAAATGGAGTTAGGCAAGATATTAATTCTTTAAATAATGGTTTAGTTGAAATATCGACATTAATACAAAATGATGCCGCTAGTGAACAAAGATTCTTACTAAATGAACAGGAAAGAGAAAGAATATTATCTGAACAGGAAGTAAGAACTGGAAAAGAAAGTGTAATTGAGAAAAAGATTGATTCTGCATTTAGTTCAGCAGCTTCTAGGGTATCTACTAAAGTTAGAAGTTTATTTGATAGAGTCGGTCAGGCTATTCTTTATCTTTTTGGTGGTTGGATAGCAAATAAGTATGACGAATTACTAGAAGCAGAAGGTAAAGATAATGTAGATTTAGTCCAACAAATAAAATTGCAAATTGCTGAGGGATCTAAAAGTTTCCTTAATGCATTCATATTACTTGGTGGTGGATTTTCAAAAGTAGTTAGTAAAATTCTTAGTCTTGGTAAAAATATAGGGTCGTTTTTACTTAAAAAACCTTTTGAAGCTTTGTGGAACTTAGGATCATCAATTACTCGTAGATTTACTGGAAATAGGAGTTCCAACACTCCACCACCTTCTACACCAGGAGGACCAAAACCACAAGGTCCTAAATCTGGGGGACCTAAGATTTCAGGTGGATTTGGAACTGCTCTTTCTGCAGGTGCGGAAGCTTTAACTGGTAATTATGTAGAGGCAGGTCTTGGTGCAGCAGCATTTATTCCTGGTTGGACAGGAAGAATTGCTAAGACTGCTTTTTGGGGTGAACAAGTACTTGATATGTTTGGGATGGGATTTTTAGGAAATGAATCTGAAAAACCCAAAAAAGAATCAGAAGAACCTGCCATGATGGCTAAACCTGATACTGCAGGTGGTGAAGTTAAAGTGGAAGCAAATCCCACTAAACCTGATACTGCAGGTGGTGAAGTTAAAGTGGAAGCAAATCCCACTAAACCTGATACTACAGGTGGTGAAGTTAAAGTGGAAGCAAATCCCGCTAAACCTGATACTACAGGTGGTGAAGTTAAAGTGGAAGCAAATCCCGCCAAAGCAGATTTTAAAGAATTAAAGGAGGATGATAAAGAAGAACGTTCTAGTAGTACTTCCTCCACAATTAATACTAGTGCTTTATTTAATAAAGACGATTCTGAAAAAGGAAATATATTTGGATTTGATACAAAATCATTATTTTCTTCATCGTCAAGTGATTCTTCACAATCGTCCACAGAAAAAGCATCAGTAGAACCTCAAGAAAAAGCACTTCCAAATGTAGGTGCATCTGAACAAAGTTCTCCAGAAATGAATACACAGGAAGATCCTGATTCATCTGATGCTGCACGATATATTGAGGCGGAAAAAAATATAAATGCTCCTCCAGTTGTTGCAAGTTCCGAAAATGTGCAAGCACCACCAAAAGAAGTAACTCCTTTACCAGAATTAAAAGAACCACCAGTTCAGGTAGTAAGTATGAATTCTGGTGGATCACAAAGTCCAATGCCAGTTAGTATTCCTGGATCTGATGAGTCAATAACAGATATTCCTTTGATTTCATCTTCAAATCCAGAAAACTTCTATACATTATATTCATTGCATTCTTACAATGTGGTAGTATAATATGGCAGAATTTCCAACAGTATCGGCATCAATTAGACAACAATCTAGTATTAGTAATATAAGATCTTCTATTGGGGGAATTAGTTCTTCTACATCTCAGGTAGAAACTACGATTGGATCAATTAAATCATCATTGCAAAATAAAACCAAAACTAGAGATGCAATTATAAAAAGAACTCAGTTTTTGAAATTTAGAAGAGATGAGCAAAAAATAAGGGGAGAAAAAGAAGCACAAATTGAAGCATCTGGGGTTAAATCTGGAGTACCAATTCCTGGTGCAAAAACAATTCAAAGTGTTGGAGGTAGTTTTTTAGACAGAATATTAAAATTTATAGGTTGGACTGCACTAGGATGGTTAGTTGAAAACTATCCTACTTGGGAAGCAATGGGTAGAGATTTTATAATTAGAGTAGATAAATTGAGAGATGCTTTACAAAGAATTCCTGGACAAATATTATCAATTTATAGAAGTTTTGGAAAAGTATTGACTGCATATAAAGATAATCTTTTTTCACTTGATTTATTTGATTCATCAAAAAGAGTTTATGAAGCAACTGAGGAATTGGGAGCGAATTGGGATGCACTGACACAATCGTTCCAAGATGCTACAGGAGCATTTACAGAACCGACAGGTGTTGATATTCCCTCAACTGATGAAACAGTAGAAGAAACTGAACAACGGATAAGTGAAGGTGGAACTCCTCAGTATACATCTGAGGGTGGAGAAAAAATAACTGATCCTGAAGGTGCAGATTATGGTGATTATATACCTGGTGCTGAGGGATCAAGAGGTAAGGCTCGTGTTCATGGTGCTGATGGAAGAACAAGAGGTCATACTGGTGAAGATTATGCAATGCCTATTGGAACACCATTAACACTATTAATGGGTGGTAAAGTGGTTGATGTTGAAACAAATGTCTCTAAAAGTGGTGGATATGGTAAATTTGTTGTAGTTCAATTAGAGAATGGTAATTATATAAAATTAGCACACTTAAATTCCGTAAATGTTAGAGTTGGAGAAGAGGTTGGTGCTGGAACTGGTCCAAATGGAACTGCAAAAGTTCTTGGATTTAGTGGAGATACTGGATTGTCAAGTGGTCCTCACTTACACTTAGATTACTCTACTGGTTATGATCCATCCAATGCCGCTGTATCTGGAACTATGAATCCAGCATCACTAATTAATAGTGGAGCTCTTGTAAAAGGAAAAGACGTAAAGAAAGTAAAGACTAGTCAACCTGCACCCCCACCACCACCAACATCACAACCACAACAAACAATGATGGGTCAACCAACACCAAAAGGTGGAAAATTATCGATGAAACAATTGGTTAATCTGGCAAGACAGGCTGGGTTTACTGAAGAAAATGCGATTATTGCTGCTGCAATTGCAATGGGAGAATCTGGAGGTAAGAGTGACTCACACAATACAAAATATCCAGATAATTCATATGGTCTTTGGCAAATTAATATGTTGGATGAACCTGGATATATGCTTGGTGAAGAGAGGAGGAAAAAATTTGGATTAAAATCAAACAAAGATTTGTTTGATCCACTAACTAATGCCAAAGCAGCATTTGCAATTTCTGGTGGATCTAAATTTGGAGCCTGGTCGGTTTTTTCGCAAGGAATATATAAAGATTATCTACCTGAAGCAAGAAAAGCAGCATCTTCTCCACAGATGACTTCAGCAAAAGCATCTTCCCAATCTTCAATGGATAGAAGTATTACTCCAGATAGAAGAGGTAAGACAGTCGTTGTTGATAGTGGGGGTGGTGGTGGAGCACCACAAATGCCCCAATCATCTGCAGGTAAATCCAAAGACAGTGGTGGAAGAGAACAAAACTTCCTATCTATGTTAAATAACTTTATGAAACAAAAACTAATGCTCGACCTAAGTTACCTATAATGGATGCAACTAAAAAATCGGAATATGATGAAATTATTTTAGAATCAAATGATCAAAGTCAATCTGTTGATATAAGTAAAGGGACCATTGCCTTTGAATACTTTGAAGATATTTTTTCTCCAGTAATTACTGCGAGAATTAAAGTTGTGAATACTGGAGATAGCATAGAAAAGGATGGTGTAAAACAATCAATTTACAATGGACTTCCATTAAGAGGTGGTGAAAGAGTTTCGATAAAGGTAAGAGCAAATACGACATCAAATATTGATTTAGATTTTTCCTCAAAGGTTGAAGATTACTTTTATGTTTCTTCTGTAAGTGATGTCATTTCTGAGCAGGACAAAGAATCTTTTACACTACAATTGGTATCAAGAGAAGCAATTGCAAATGAAACTTCTAGAGTAGTAAAAAAATATCCAACTTCATTGAGTATAGATGGTTCTGTGGAAAAGATATTAAAGGAGGTTTTACAGACTAAAAAAATAGGGACTATTGATAAAACATCTAATAAGTATGGTTTTATTGGAAACATGAGAAAACCATTCACAGTTTTGACTTGGTTAGCATCAAAAGGTGTTCCATTAACATCTGGAGATGGAACTGCTGGATTTTTATTTTATCAAACAAAATCTGGATTTCAATTTAGATCCATTGATGAATTGAATAAGCAGAAAGCAAAGGCCGTTTATACATATACAGAAAAAAATGAAACTTTTAGTCCTGATGGTAAAAAAGTGGATAATGATTTTAAGATTTTAAATTACTTCGTCGATAGAAATTCAGATCTGTTAGAAAAATTAAGACTTGGAACATATGCAACACAAAGAATGTATTTTAATCCATTAGATTTTTCTTTCACATCTCCGGAAAAAGGGTTATTTAAACACGGAGACTATGATAAAAAGACTGAAAATCTTGGAGACAGATTAAAATTGCCAAAAATTGGAGATGGATCTGATAAAACTTTAGGTGACATACCATCAAGAATGATCACTCAAGTTTTGGATATTGGGACTATGGACAAAGATGTATCCGTTGACGAGAATTCAGATCCTAAAAAATATCAATCTCAAGCATTAATGAGATATAACACATTAATGACACAAAGAATTAATATGATGATTCCACTAAACACTAATTTAAGTGCTGGTGATTTAGTGGAATGTAATTTTCCAAGAGCAAGTTCCTCAGACGAGCAAGAATTTGATAGGGAAACAAGTGGTCTATATATGATAAAAGAATTATGTCACCATTTTGATGTAAAAAATTCTTATACATCTTTAAAATTGGTAAGAGATAGTTACGGACAGAAAAAATGATAGACGACTCAATACTTAAAAGTAATTTTATTGGGAGAGATGGATTTAGATGGTGGATAGGTCAAATTCCTCCAGTAGAATCTGAGAAAGGTCAGGCAAATGGAAAGGGTTGGGGGAATAGAAAAAAAGTAAGAATATTGGGATATCATCCATATAGTACAGTAGAACTTCCCGATGAGGATCTTCCCTGGGCTCAGGTAATGATGCCAACAACCAGTGGAAGTGGTGCTGCAAATTATGCAGTTAATCCAAAACTTAGACAAGGTGATATTGTAGTAGGATTCTTTTTAGATGGGGATAGTGCTCAAGTTCCTGTTATTATGGGATGTTTTGGTAGAACTGATCAAGTTCCTAGTAAAGAATTTAAAGGTGCTTTTATACCATTTACTGGATATACTAATAGAGTTAAAAAACCGAATGGAACTTTATATGAATCTCAGTCAAGTGAAGGAAATTCTAAGGCACAAAAGTCTCCAAGAGCACTACCACCAGACACTGTTGATAAATTAAATTCTAAGAGTGAAAATAAAGATGAGAGGTATTTCTTTTCGGGAGTCGGGAAGCAAATATCTTTAGCAGACTCTGGAAATGATAATACCGCAAAAAATATTGGTGCAGAAGTTCATAATCTCATACAGAAAGTTAATGATCCAACCAATAAACTATTAAAAAAAGCTTCTGAAATCAGCAGATCCGTTGAAAAAATAATGGGAATTGCTGAAGGAATAGTTGGACAGTGTACTGATGTATTATATACTGGTCTAATAAAAATTCTTCAAGCTGGACTAAAAGCATTATATAAAGCAGTTTATGCTGCTGTTTTTGCGGCAACTGCAAATCCTGTTGCTGCACATCTTGCAGGCGTTGCCGCACAAAAAGCCATGGCAATTCCAGTATCCTTATTGCAAGGTTTTATTCCAAAAATACCAGGAATTGTTATCAATAATTTATTTGGAATTGTCGGGGGGATGTTGACTGATGTGGTTAATAATGTAACAAGACCATCTCCTTGTGTATCAACTCAATTTTCTGCTTCAGTCATAAAAGAAATTATTAATAAAATACAAAGTGGTCTTTCTGGTGTACTTGGTGGTGTTAGTAAGATATTGAGTGCAGGTTTTAGTGTGGTCAATTTCTTAACCAGTGGTGTTGCAGCATTACGTGGAATAAGTGGTTTATTTGACAAAAATCAAAATAAAAATAAGAGTGCAAATAATACAGATCTATGGGTTATTGGCGTTGGTGCTAAAAATACTGCAGATAAAGTTTTACAATTTAAGAATATATTGGACAGTATGAATAATGCATCTGCTTCTGCAAAAAATGCAAAAGATGCAGTCAAGGCGGGATATGATATTTTTACCTCCGCAACTAGTGATTTAAGAATTAGAAATCAACCTGGACGTTGTTATAGTGGACCCATTGTAGGATACACTAGTCCACCAAAAATTAAATTATTTGGTGGATCTGGAAAAAATGGAGATGGTGAAGTTATATTAGGAAACTTTGTCACCGCAAATGGAGAAACTACTGCGGGAATTATAGGTGTAAAAGTTAAGAATAATGGTAAAAATTACAAATATCCCCCATTTGTTCAAATTGAAGATGAATCTGAACAGGGATATGGTGCTGTAATAGGATGCAACATTGATGACAATGGAAGCATTGAAAATTTTTACATAATTTCACCTGGAGAAAATTATCCGATTGGAAATCCAAATATTAACACAGGGGAACAAGTATCAGAATCTAACCCATCAAATATTCCAAATTATGTTAGTGGCGTTGCAGTTCTAAAACCTGGATATGGATATGAACAAGGTGATACTGCATCTGATGATGTTGGTAATACCTATAGTTTAATTATTGAAGATGGGTCTATAATTGGAGCATCTGTTAATTCTACAACTCCAAAAAATGTCATATCCACTCCTGAAACAATAATAAATAATTATATTCCAGTTCAAGACCTTCTTGAAATCACAATACAATCAGACACTGGAGTTGGTGCAATTTTACAACCAATTTTAGACAAGTTGCCAAATGAAATTATAACTGGTAGGGAACAGACATTAAGAAGTACAAGTTTCGTAAAAGATTGTATAGAATAATATGGCAAAAGAAAAAAATTGGGAACGAAGGGATATCCTTAGTATAGGACCAAAAGTTAGAGTAGATACAAATAATCCACAAATTGGTGGTAATGGAAGTAATGTTTATGATTTTTATGCAGTAACTGATAATAATGATATTTGTTTAACTGGATTGACTGAAGGTGGAACTTACAGAGTTTGGTGTGATAAGACTATTGAATTTATTGGTGGAAATAAAGATGCTTCTGATGGGGTTGATATAGTTATTGCGGGTATGAGTGGCGATGTTACCATTACAGCAATGAGAAATGGTGCGGTTAAAATTAAAGGTAAAAATATAGTCATAGAAGCTGATGAAGATGTAGATATAAAGGCAGGAAGAAATATAAATCTTGATTCTAAACAAAGGGTATTATTAAAATCTAGTAGATGTGAAGCAAAAGGATTGCTAGGAAATTTAATTCCAGATCCACAACAATTTGGTATGAGAGTTTTCGAAGGAAGTTTTGTTGGACCAGATTTTCTGTCTGGAATAAGTGGTCTAATACCAGGTGTTCCAAATGTTTTAGGAACAGCAGCGGATATTGCTATGGGTGCTGCAAGTGGAGCCTTATCTGGTGGTGTTGGAAGTCTGATTGCAGGTGCTGCAGATGTTGCTTTAGATGCAGCAGGTATTCCAATTGATGTTGATGATGCGATACATGTAATGAAAAGTGCTTCAGACCTTAAAGAGTCTATTTCCAGTATTGTGACGGATAAGTAATATGGCAGAAACACCTCAGATACCAGATCCTGATAAATCAACAGTATTTGGAAAAGAAGCACATTTTAATGAAAAGGCAACTTTTTGGCAAGGAATTGTTGTATATGGTGATGCTATAGTAGGCGAAACTGGTGACAAACTTGGCACTGGAAGCGGTGGTGGTGGTCTTCAAGGTGCTGTAGGACCTTTAAGTAACTTCCAAGGAACTCAAGGTAGACAGGGATTACAAGGTCGTCAGGGAATGCAGGGTGTTGGATCCCAGGGTGTTCAGGGTGTTATTGGACCATTAAGTAACTTTCAAGGTACACAAGGTTTATCTGTTCAAGGATTGCAGGGTAATCAAGGTCTAAGTAACCAAGGTTCTCAAGGTACTCAAAGTTTTCAAGGTACACAAGGATTACAAGGTTTAAGTAATCAAGGTTCTCAAGGTACGCAAAGTTTCCAAGGTAATCAAGGTCTTCAAGGTAATCAAGGTCTTCAAGGTACTCAAGGTAATCAAGGTACGCAAAGTTTCCAAGGTCTTCAAGGTCTTCAGGGGCCAGTCAATGATTTCCAAGGAACCCAAGGACTCCAAGGTCTGCAAGGTAATCAGGGTAACCAAGGACTCCAAGGTCTGCAAGGTAATCAGGGTAACCAAGGACTCCAAGGACTCCAAGGTAACCAAGGTACTCAAGGTAACCAAGGTACTCAAAGTTTCCAAGGTACACAAGGACTCCAAGGACTCCAAGGATTGCAAGGTTTAAGTAACCAAGGTTCTCAAGGTACTCAAAGTTTCCAAGGACTTCAAGGACTACAGGGAGTAGGTTCACAAGGTAGTCAAGGTCCTCAGGGACTTCAAGGTCTTCAAGGTTTATCTGTTCAAGGTCTTCAAGGTAACCAAGGTCTGCAAGGTTTATCTGTTCAAGGTCTTCAAGGTAATCAAGGTACGCAAAGTTTCCAAGGTACACAGGGAACTCAAGGTAATCAAGGTAATCAAGGTTTAAGTAATCAAGGTGTACAGGGTAATCAAGGTCTGCAAGGTTTATCTGTTCAAGGTCTTCAAGGTAACCAAGGTCTTCAAGGTCTTCAAGGTGTAAAAGGCGCTGGAGCAGATCTACTAGTTGATGATAATAATGAATTAGGAACAAAGTTATTTGTTGGATTGTCAACAGTCACTGAAACTGTTAGTGGCATAGCATCAATAGCAATTGCTTCTGAGAAATTAGTATTTTTACCCGCCACTGGAAGTCTTGGTGTTGGAACTGCAGATCTTGCTAAAGTGGGACTTAATACAGTTACACTAACAGTAAGTGGAATTGCAACTGCAGATTCTTATTATGGTGATGGTGTAAATCTTGTTGGTATTGTTACTCAATTAGTCTCTGGAATTGGTATTGATCTAGATCCCACAAATGGTAAGGGTAGAGTAACAGTAACTTCTTATAGACCAGTTGGAAAGACTATCTATGTTTCTCAAAATGGAGATGATTCAAACACTGGATTAGCAGAAAATCATCCAAAGAAAACAATTAAAAATGCTGCAGGAATTGCAAGCACTGGTGATACAATCAAAGTGTTTCCTGGAGTATATGTTGAGAATAATCCTGTAGTATTAAATAAAACTGTATCTGTTGAGGGAACAGAACTTAGAAACTGTATTGTAACACCACAAAATTCTGGATCCGATTTATTCCATGTAAATAATGGTTGTCATATTACAGATTTAAGTTTTATTGGCCCAGAATCTACTAATGGTGCATCTGTGATTGCATTCCAACCTCTTGCAGGCGTCTCATCAGATAGATTCTTTGATGGTGCAAGAATGATTCGAATGAATCTTGAGTTTATTTCCAATGAAACAGTATCATATTTAAACAGTAGTGACTACCCAGGATTTTCAATGAATTCTGCAACAACTAAAAATTGTGCAGAAGATATTAGATCTGTTTTTAGTGCAGTTTGTCATGACATAACTAGGGGTGGAAATTCAAAGTGTGTTGGTGCAGGAAAATCTTATTATACTGAAGCAGGAGCTTTACAGCATATTGTTGGTGTTAAAACTGAGACTATTGATGCTATGCGATATGCTGCTGACATTGCAAGATCTGTAATAAACAATGCTATTTGGGCAGGTAAACTATCTGGTAGTCCAGTTGCTATTACTACCGCATCTTATGATAACAGTACTGGAATAGTAAGAATTGAAGCAACAAGTCACGATTTATCAAAAGATGATCCAGTTAAAATAACTGGTCTTGGATTTACTTGTCCATCTGGTCCAGGAACAGTAATATATCCATCTGGAGCATATGGTTATAATTTCCCAGTTCATAATATCGTTGACAATAATACTTTTGATGTAATTGTTGGTCAATCAACTTTACCACATACTTATGTTTCTGGTGGACAAATACAAAAATTAGAAAATTATCAACAAGAACATACTCAAGTAAGAGATCTGTCAACGCAACCAGATCCAATTACTGGTCATAATAATGGTCTTAATGGTTGTGTAAATGTAGTTTCTGCAATTTACTCATGTGTTGGTGTTGTTACAACCATTATTAGAGATGGAATAAATGGATCTGGAATTAATACAACATATCCTGCAGACTATGATGGGCAATCTAACAATAATTTTTCAAGCAGTAAAATTGGTGGAAGTACATATTCTCCAGGAGTCGGACCAATTACACAAGGGCCATACATAAGAAACTGCACCAACTTTATTGGTAACAGTATTGGTATGAAAGTTGATGGTTTTCATGCAGAACCCGGTGATAAACGCGACATTGGCGTTACTGGTACTATGTCAGTAGACTCTTATACACAATATAATCAAAATGGAATTGGCGTTTCAATTTCAAATGGTGCATATGCCCAATTAGTTTCTTTATTTACTATTTGTAATGATATTGGGCATTGGGCAACTGGGGGTGGACAGTGTGATATTACAAACTCCAACAGTTCTTTTGGCAATAAGGGACTTGTTTCTGATGGTGTAGGTGATGAATATTCGAGATCAATTTATAGATATACTGGAAAAGTTGTATCTGAAGTTGATGCTAATGGAAATACTCCAGATACTGTAACAATCTCTGGAATTGGTACCAATAGACCTTATGATGGACAAGCAATTTATTTTGATACATTATATTATGAAATACAGTCTGTAGAAATTTTGGATGGTGGTTCTGGATATTCTCAAGAAAATCCACCAACAATTTTAGTTGCTGATCCAACAGGACCTAATGGAATTACTGCAGAATTATCTGCAAATGTGGATTCTTTTGGAAAAGTAACTTCTATAGATGTAATTAATGGAGGATCTCAATATCTTTCAACGCCATCCACGGTAGTTACACAAAATGGTGGAAGTGGACTTTCATTTGCGATTAAAAGATATCCTCTTTATTATGGAATAGAAAGTGCAACATTACCATCAGTTGGTATTAGCACTGTTATTCTACAACAGAATCTAAATAATACAGTAGGTGCTGGTTCTACAGTTTACTTCACAAGAGTAAGTTTACAACTTGCAACTACGATATCTTTAGAATGGGTTGGAAGTGGTACAAATATTAATACTGCCAAACCTGCTTTAGGTGGTGTTACTATTCCAGATAATGAATTTGTAATGCAAAATGGAGGAAAAATTATATTTACTGGAACAAATCAATCTGGTAATTTTAGAATTGGACCAGACCTTACAGTAAATCAACTTACAGGAACTATTTCTGGAAGAGCATTCAATCAAAGTCTATTAAATACAGTAACTCCACTTATTATAGCATTAGGATAATATGGCACAGATACCTCTTAATAGGTTTAAAACAATAAGACATAACCTAACAACAACAAATTCGGGTATCTATACTTGTCCAACTGGTGTTGCAACAATTGTAGTGTTAAGTCAAGTAACAAATACTTCCACGGGTGTAGCATCAGTAACTGCATATCATTCTAGAATTTCTGGTGGAGATTTTAAATTAGCTAACGATGTTCCTATTCCTGCAAATGATTCATATTATGTTGTTAGTGATGGGAGATTAGTTTTAGAGAGTAATGATATTTTTAAAATAGAAGCGAGTGAAGATAATAAATTGAATATTGTATTAAGTGTACTTGAAACTGCTAAACAGTGATAAAGATAAATGGCAAAATATAGTTCTGGAAGAGTAAGAAAATTTGGTCCGACAGGAATAACATCTGACAGATATGATTTTCTTGGTTTAGAGCAAGCAGAACCAGATTTAGGTGATCCTAAGATTGGTGTTGGCTCTACCATCAACAATCCATATCCAAGTAGTCCATTACCAGCAGAAACTTATGTTCTAGTAAGTGTACCAGAAGATTCTGGTGGTAAGACTGGAAGTAGATATTGGGTAGAATTAAATGATATTAAAGGATTTCAAGGTACACAAGGACTACAAGGAATAAAGGGGCAAGATGGTATTGCCATTGATGGTCAAGATGGATTGCAGGGTAGACAAGGAACACAAGGTTTAAGTAATCAAGGTGTTCAAGGACTTCAAGGTCTAAGTGTTCAGGGCACTCAAGGTCTGAGTGTTCAGGGTAGTCAAGGACTCAGTGGAAGTGCTGCTGCATGGACAAGAAAAACATCAAATTATACAATGTCTGATGGTGATCAGATAATAGCAGACACTACTGGAGGATCATTTACACTAACATTACCATCTTCACCTTCTGGCGGAGAAGTTGTCAGAATTGCTGATGGAGGCGATTGGAAAACGACAAATTTAATAATTGGTAGAAATGGATCTAAACTTGAGGGATATTCTGAAAATCTAACTGTAGATATTGGTAATACAATTTTAGATATTATTTACGAATATGATAGTTCAACACCAGCAAATTCAACTTGGCAAGTTTATTCTTCTCTTGGTGCTCAGGGAATTAGAGGTAGTCAAGGTGTTCAAGGACCTAGAGGAAGTCAAGGGTTTCAAGGTCTGCAGGGCGTTGGTGATCAAGGTGTCCAGGGTCTGCAGGGTAATCAAGGTCTAAGTCACCAGGGAACTAGAGGAAGTCAAGGATTCCAAGGAATTCAAGGTCTACAAGGTGATCAAGGACTCCAAGGATTGCAAGGTTTAAGTCACCAGGGTTCTCAAGGTACTCAAAGTTTTCAAGGACTACAGGGAGTACAAGGTAAAGGTTGGCAAGGATCGCAAGGACTCCAAGGATTACAAGGACTCCAAGGATTGCAAAGCAATCAAGGATTGCAAGGTAATCAAGGATTGCAAGGTGGAAAAAATGCAATCAGTTATGCAATTATAGATGCAGATGAATCAGACTCATTATTAACAAGTGGTATCAGTTTAACTACACCATCTGCAGTTACTGGTATGCCATCCAGTTCTGAAGTTCCGTTAAACACTCCAATATTTGTATTTACTGGAAATGCTGCAAATGTCGATAGATATGTGCAATCCGATTCTAGGATATATCTTACTAAAGTTCAAGACTTAATTTTTTACATATCTAAAGCAGATAACACCAATTGGGGAGACATACCAGAATCTTCAGATTTTCTAGAATTAGAATATTCTGTTGATGGTTCTACATGGACACAAATTGGATCTGATATAATCACGGCCGCATCTGCTGCACAATGGACATTATTTGAATTTGAGGTTCCATTGGGAGCAAAAGTTTACAGTGGCGTATATTTAAGACTAATACAAAAAACCCATACTGGAGGTATCTATGATAACTGGGCTTGTACATCTATTCTTGCCCAGTTTACTGGATCTCAAGGTGTTCAAGGTTTAAGTAATCAGGGTGCTCAAGGTAACCAAGGTCTTCAAGGTAACCAAGGTCTTCAAGGTCTTCAAGGTCTTCAAGGTCTTAGCAATCAAGGCGCACAAGGATTGCAAGGATCGGTAGGAAATTCCAATGCTATTACATATTCCTTAATTGATCCTTTTGATAATAGTTTAATTCTGGATGGTGTTAATATCGTTACAGTTTCATCGACCAGTGGAATGCCAACAATAAGTAATGTCATCACTTCAAGTACTTCTATATTTAAATTTAATGCTCTCCCTTCTAGTGGTATTAGACATGTGGAACTAGATGGGAGAGTATATTTGAGATATGTCACCACAATGTATTTCTATTTGAGTGTGGGTGGATATACTTGGGGCGATGCCCCAGAACCCGCTGGTGAAGATTTTTATCTAGAATATTCTCATGATGGTTCTGCATGGACTCCCCTTTACGTCACTCCCACCGAAATCGGCGTAGATGTGACTGATCATACAAGTGCTAACTGGGTACTTTATTCTGTAAATGTTCCCACTCAGGTAAAAACTTTTGGTGGAGTATACTTAAGATATTCTCAATATAGCATCACAAATACTTCTGTAGATGGTTTTGGTTTAGGGGATAACTGGGCGGTTACAGCACTACTTGCAGACATTAGTGGAATACAGGGTGCTCAAGGTACTCAAGGTACTCAAGGTACTCAAGGACTCGATGGTGAGTTTGCAGGACAAGGACTCCAAGGACCCCAAGGACTTCAGGGAAGAATTGGGATAGGTGATAAAGGTGATCAAGGTACTCAAGGAATTCAATCAGTACAAGGACTACAAGGCGTACAAGGACTGGACGGTGAGTTTGCAGGACAAGGACTTCAAGGACTTCAAGGAATCCAATCAGCACAAGGATTGGCAGGATCTGATGATGTAAGTCTTATTATATTATCAATGCTCTTTTAATAAATACAATATAATAGGATTTACTGTATGACAGCACCAAATATTAGAAATCCATCTTCAATAATAGGAAAAACAAATATAACATCCAATCTTACAACATCGCTTGCAAGTGTATTAACAAATGCCAGTGCAAGTGGAAAAGTATTTAAGATTAATAGTATTTTTGCAGCTAATATAAGTGGAACTACTGATGGTAGTGTAAGTGTAGCAATATACGATGCTAACACTTCTACGACATGTTATTTGGCATATACTATTGATGTACCAGCAGATTCTACCCAGGTTATTTCTACAAAAGAAACATATTTTTATGTTCAAGAAAATGTATCAATACAAGCATCCAGAGCTACTGCTAATATTTCATTAACTATTGGATATGAAGAAATATCTTAACTAAAATGAGATTAGGTCTTTTAGGAACTCCATCAGGAACGCTTGCACAAAGGACTGCTAGAATAGGAGTTCAAAAATTAGAAAAAACTCCATCTGGAATTCTGGGAAAAATTTCTGATAGATCAAAAGATAAGTTTAGAGGATCTATATCTGGAATGTATCGACCAGAAGATAATGTAACTAGAAAAAAATATGGCAAAGACTATCGAAATTTTATTTGGTCGGTAGCGTTCAGTAGTATTCAATCTACTTTATCCAATTACCCACTATGTGCAGACCTTGGATATAATGGAAAAACCCTAATTAATGGTGTGGGTATATTGAGTGGACCATTTTATAATGCATATGGTTCATTTAAAATAAAACAACTTTATCAAAATGGATCTATGTCCGGTGGAATCGACTACTCTGATAGAAATATTTTATGGAGATATTGGTATACTGTCTTTGATTACATTTTATTTTATCCTCAAGTCTCTAGTGTTGCTTGGTCCAGAGATGGTAGGCATCTATTAGTGCTCGGTGAACTCGTGAGGTATCAATTTTCCAACGCGTCGACATATATAACCCGAGGTGGATCAATAATGATGGTATGGGACACAAGTTCAGCTTGGTCTTATACCACTTTAACTGGACACACCAATCAAAGTTCTAATATTGACGCTATTGGTGTAGAACCATGGTACCATTTTTGTAATCAATGGAGTGAAGGATCGTTACCACTTTATGGTGAAGATTGTTGCTGGAATGATGATGGAACTAAAATATATCGGTATAATCGTACAACTTCAAGTACTCCAGGAACATATGAAAATGTAATAATTCAAAGTAATTTAAATACTGCATATAATATTGGTTACAGTTCCCCTAGTTTTTCCGGAACTTTAAATGCCGCTACGTTGAGTGTGGGTCAAATATATTCATTTTGGTTTAGTGATGATGGATATTATGTTTATACTTATGCGAGAGATGGTTACATTTATCAATATAAACTTTCCACTGCTTGGTCCATATCAACTGCTTCTACCCCTACTAGTGTTGATATATCTGCTCTTGGATTATCCTCATCGAGGAGATATGCACGGAATTATAGGGATCATCAACTTATGATAGCATCCATAGCATCTCCATCGACATATAAAACGACTTTTTATGAGACGAGGCAATCTTGGTATTGACACCCAATCAGATGTGTGCTATCATAGACAGGTATTCATAGAATTCAAATGATTGAACAGGATTATCTAACTCGCTGTGTTGTCGATCCAATGGCGAGAAAGTTTTATCTTTATTCTAGTGAAGGTAATGAAAAAACCATTGAATGTGATGATGTCGAACAATTCATGGATGTTTTGGAGGTTGTCCGTCACTTTCTTGATGATGATAGTGATTGCCTTGCTTATACCAATCCACTGATCTAATTATGGAGATTTACACCTTGAAGGAATGGGAAGAAAATTTTGATGAACTTCTTGAACGAGTGGAGAATGGAGAACACATTGGCATTGTGAAAGATGATGGAACTGCATCTGTCATGATTCCTGCAGACGGCGAAATATACAAATTGTACGTTGACAATAACAACGAAGCGTGCTAAAATTATTTCAGATCTATGGATCTGATTTTTAGGGACTGTCGCCTATTGGTTAAGGCCCACTGCTTATAACGGTGTGAACGGAGTTCAATTCTCCGCAGTCCTATTTAAAAAATAAATAAAGGAAAAACAAATGTCCTTTAAATACAGAATCACCAGCGAATATTGTTGGTATCTTAACGGTACCATGATAGTGAAGATGTATTTTATAAATCAAATTCCATTTACATTTGATGAACTTCCTGAGGGACATTTGTGTGATAAAGATTTAGTAGAAGAAGCAAATAAACATATAAGTTATGAACCAGAAGACTTATACAGGAGTTCTTTCTACTTGATAGATGAAGAAGTACATCCTTGCCTATTCCCTGTTGATTTAGAAAATCCGGAAGACATGCCAGATGACGAATATTGCTATTTTGATGAGGAGGATTTGACTTGATAAATACATCATAGAAATATTTCGTCAAAGATAGTAAGATGCCTCTTAATAAGTTAGATAATTTTATCAAGAATACTGAGGGAAGAATCCTATATGTGAATCCAAGTGATCTTGATTCTACTGATTCAATTACAAATGAAGGTAATTCACTTGCTCAACCTTTTAAAACGGTTCAAAGGGCGTTATTAGAAGCAGCTAGATTTTCATATTTGCAAGGAAATAATAACGACATTACCGAAAAGACTACTATATTATTATTCCCAGGAGAACATATAATTGACAATAGACCTGGTTATGCAATTTATAATAATAGTAACGTTGCATATGTTACTCCGGTCGAAGGTGGTGTAGGAACTCCTGCAATTACCACATTAAGTTTAGAATTAGATAGTAATTTTGATTTAACGCAAAAAGATAATATCCTTTATAAGTTTAATAGTGTTTATGGCGGTGTAATAGTACCAAGAGGAACATCTATTGTTGGTCTTGATTTAAGAAAAACAAAGATTAGACCAAAATATGTTCCAAATCCAACAGACGATACTATCCCAAATTCTGCAATTTTTAGAATTACTGGTGCTTGCTATTTTTGGCAGTTTTCTGTATTTGATGGTAGAGATAGTGAAACTGTATATACAAATCCAAGATCTTTTGATGCTGAGTACACATCATCACCGAGATTTAGTCATCACAAATTAACTGTTTTTGAATATGCTGACGGTGTTAATACAGTAAATAGAGAAAAATTCTCATCACTAACAGATCTTGACATGTATTACCATAAAGTTGGTAATGCGTATAATGTTTACAGATCTATTGAAAATGCTTCAAAATTCCCAAGATCAGAATTATCATTTGCAAAACAGACTCCAGAATGGCAGATTGTTGGTGCATTTAAGAGTGACCCAATTAATGTATCCAATATTATATCTGGCAATGGTACTACAGCTACCGACAGAATTACTGTAACTACAAATGTCGCTCATGAGTTAAGTGCTGGAACTCCAATTAGAATTCGCGGAGTTGGTACATCTCAATATAATATTTCAACAGTTGTTCAAGATATTATTAGTTCTACACAATTTACATATCTACTTGAAACATTTCCAATTAACTTAAACGCTTCCCCAAGACTCAATAATGCTACAGTTACTGTAGAAACTGATACTGTTGGTGGTGCATCTCCATATGTATTCAATATCTCATTGAGAACCGTATGGGGTATGAATGGGATGCACGCCGATGGTGCAAAAGCATCTGGATTCCGTTCCATGGTTGTGGCACAGTTCACAGCAGTTTCTCTGCAGAAAGATGATAGAGCTTTTGTTAAATATAATCCTTCAACAAGAGTTTATGATGGTATAGATTATGGAGTTGTAACTGGTGATGATTTACCAGCACAAGCATCTTCAACAGTTACAGAAAAAGTATATCATTTAGATCAAGATGCAATTTATAGACCTGGATGGGAAACAAGTCACATCAAGGCATCAAATGACTCATTTATTCAAATTGTATCTGTCTTTGCTATCGGATTTACATATCATTTTGATATCAACTCTGGAGCAGATGCTTCTATTACAAACTCCAACTCAAACTTTGGGCAAGTTGCACTTAAATCTTCTGGATTTAAATCGGAAGCATTCGATAAAGATAATCATGCATACATCACATCAATTGTTGCACCAAGATCTATAGATTCTTCTATACCAGATCAAATTGACTGGTTGCAACTTGATGTTCCAAAAACTAGAACTGTTGGAGATTCTACCAAATTATTCTTATCTGGTTTTACATCTAGAAGTTCTGAACCAACATCTTTAGTTCAGGGTTATAGAATTGGTGCTAAATCTAAAGATGTAATTACCATTGATCAGGGATCAAGTAGTTATAGTGCCGCAGTATACATGACAGGCACAAATAATCAATTGAATAGAAATGAAAAATCTTATGATGTTCAGTATATCAGTTATCAAAATCATTTTTACATTGGATCTAACAACCTAAAAACTGGTGAAACAGTTATAATTAATAGTTCCACAGGAGATCTTCCCGAAAACATTAAAGAGCATAGTGTTTATTTCGCAATTACTCAAGACACTGATGTTTATAATGCAGTATCAAATCCAGAGGGTCTTCGTAGTAGTGAATTTATTAAATTAGCATCATCATACACATACGCATTTTTGGGAGAAGCAGTCTCTTCTTATCAGGGAAGTGGACTAACAATTAAGAGTAGAATATCCGATAAAAATGCTGGCGACATTGGATCACCAATTCAATGGGATACATCTAATAATCAATGGTATATTAATGTTAAGTCCAATAATGCTATTTACAATTCATTCTTAGATTCTGGAGTTGGATATGATCCTAATGATGATGCTAAGTATTCAGATTCTACAGATTTAGCATATGTCACTAGAATCGCAGATGAAAGAGCACTAGATGAGAAAACATATAAACTAAGAGTTGTCATACCAAAAGAAGCATATAATGCAAAAAATCCAGAGATCGGATTTATTCTTCAAGATTCTAGTTTTACTGGTGCTCTTACCGATAATGATATTCCTGGTCACACATCTTCTAGAACTACGCTACCATTAAGCAATACATCATATAATAGAAATACCAAATTTATTAAAACTGCAGAAAAAGTTGGTTCATTATTAAAGTATACCACAGAACTTCCACATAGAGTAAAAGTTAATGACACTGTAATTATTAGAAATGTAAAAGATTCTAGTGAAACTACAACAGGTCAATTCAATAGAGGATATAATGGATCATTTACTGTCGATAGTTTAGTTGATGAGTATAGTTTTTATGTAAGTTATAAGGACATACTTGATATACAACATGATCCAGGAACATTCCAAAACGATACAACTCAAACTAGAACAGTAAGTGAACTTCCAACTCTCGAAAGAAATGATATAAAATCAAATCTGTATATCTATAGAAATGATGTAATTTCGGACTACATTTATAATCAAAAAGATGGAATCTATCACCTATATGTTCTATCTGCCAATAATGCAGTTCCAAATACTTTTACTGATAGCAAATTTACACAAAGTCCAGTAGATCTTTATCCACAATTGGATAGAGATAATTATGATGATAATCAATTATCTGCAAAAACATTTGCCAAGAGATCTCCAATTGGTGATGTTGCAACCAATGATCTCAAAAAGAGTATAACTAGAGAAACTTGCGACATATTCTGTGAGGAATTTAATTTAGGTCTAAAAATTAACACTGTTAGTACCACGAGTACAACTGGAACTCTAGGGTTCTTATATAATCATGGTCTTGGGGGTGTTAACAATGGTTCCTTAACCGCAGGTGGATCCAGTCATACTGAAGGTGTTTATCATAATGTAAAACTATATAATGACTCCGTACAATCTGATTGGAGAGGTGCTACAGGTAGAGTAACTGTAAATTCTAGTGGTTTAATTACCGAAATAAAAATATCTGCTAAAGGATCTGGATATTCTGATAGTGATACTTTATATCCAGATGTTACTGTTATAGGTGGATCTGCAGATTCATATATGACATTATCAACATCTGGTATTACTACTTATATTGGTGATGTAATACAATTGACTGGTGATGGAGAAACTGCAGATGCTTATTACAGAATTAGTAGTGTAACTAAGAATACAGTTGGATTTGCTAGGACAAGTGAAGATCCAACACCAACCACTAGTCAATATGCATTTGTTGTTGGGCCTTCTGTAAAAATTGATTCAACTTCATTTGCTAATATAGTTACTACAATCAACGGTGATACACAAATAACAGTTGGTGCTATTACATTTACTACTGTCAATTCTCATGGATTAAATGTAGGAAATAAGTTTAGAGTTATTTCATCTACAAATAACAATGCTGGTGATTATATTGTAAAGGACGTTACATCAACGACAACATTTACAGTTCAAACTGAAAGTGATCTACCATTCTCCGTTGCTGGTGGTTATGTTCTAAAACATGGATTATCTTCAAATGAAGGAATATCTGATATTAGAACTGAAAGTTATTCTTCCCGTACTATACCATTTTATGATGGTGAAGTATTTAAATTAACTGGCACATATAATGCAGGAAGTAATGCTGCACTGTCATTTACATGTCTAAGTGGAGCAAATGTATCCGATAGATTGAGACTTGGTGATTTCCTCCAAATTAATGATGAAATATTCAGAGTTAGTGGAGAAGTTACCAACACTAGTGCAGTTGTTTCAAGAGGATATCTTGGAACAAAGCAAGGAGATCATGAGTCTGGAACTTTATTTAAGAAAGTTAGAGCAATTCCTGTTGAATTTAGAAGACCTTCAATTTGTCGTGCATCTGGTCATACATTTGAATATCTTGGATATGGTCCTGGTAATTACTCAACTGCATTACCTCAAGTTCAAATTAAAACTTTAAGTGAAAGAGAAGATTTCTTAGTCCAAGCACAAGAAAGATCTGCTGGAGCAGTTGTTTACACTGGAATGAACAGTAGAGGTGATACCTTTAATGGTAATACCAAAGTATCTGCTGCTTCTGGTGAAACTGTTTCATATGATATTCCAAAACCAACGGTTACTGGACAAGATCCATCTAAATTAAGTGTTGCTTTTGATGAAATAACCATCAGAGAAAGAATTATTGTTGAAGGTGGAACATCTGGATATGTTCTTTCGCAATTTGATGGTCCAGTTACAATGACCAAAAACTTGAGAGTTAAAGGTAAATCATATTTTAATAATCAACTTAGAGTAACTTTAGCGGGGTCCTCTTCAAATCCAACCACTGGTGCATTTGTCGTTAAAGGTGGTATTGGTGTTGGAGATGATTCACACTTTGGTGGAGATATTAATGTTGTAGGAGACGTTCTTTTAACAGATAACTCCATCTTAGGTCTTGGAACTGATGTAAATAAGAGACTTGAAATTTATACCTCTCCAAGTGATAGTGCTCATTATTTAAAGAGTACTACCACTGATAGAGAAATCCGTGTTAAAACAGGAGATGCATTCCTTGTTCAAGACACTTTAAATAATCCAATAATTCGCGCCGATGCACAAACAAAACAGGCAACTTTATACTATGGTGGAACTGAAATACTTACAACAGAAAATACTGGCATAAATGTTACTGGAATTGCTACTTTTAGTGAGGCAGTAGTAGTTCCATCAATTGTTTTTGGTGATAATACTTCTTCTACAGACAAATCATCTATATCATATTCTTCTGCTACATTATACATAGAAAATAATAATGATAGTTCTGGCGATATTTACATTAGAAATTCCGATACAGATGATAATGCAACTGATAGATTCATTTATATCAATGCCATTGATAATCATAATTCGATTGAATGTAAGTCCAATGAATATGTAAAACTTTATTATAATGGTGATGAAAAATTAGCAACTACCAACACTGGTGTAAATGTTACTGGAACTGTTACTGCATCAACAGGATTTTTACCTGATACAAATGCTGGTGCATATCTTGGAACATCATCACTGAAATTTAGTGACTTGTATATTCAAGGTCAGGCAACTATTGATAATATACAAATAGATGGTAGTACAATTCAAAACACTTCATCTGGTAATATTACGATACCTAAAATATCTGCAACATCTGTTTCTACATCAACTCTTTCTGCAACATCTGTTACTTCATCATCTCTTTCTGTATCATCCTCTGCTAGTATTCAGTCACTGACTGCTTCAGGAACTCTAACTGTAAGTGGTTCTATTGTTTGTACTGGCGACATTACAGCATTTGCTTCTGATATAAGATTAAAAACTAACATTGAACCTATCGAAAATGCGTTAGATAAAGTATGTAAATTGCACGGATTTACATACAACTTCAATGAAATTGGACAATCTTTAGGATTTGATGGCGATATAGTTCATGCTGGTGTTTCTGCACAAGATGTTCGAGAAGTCTTACCTGAGGTAGTTCGTTCTGCTCCAGCAAGCAATGACTATATTACCGTTCAATATGAAAAACTTGTCCCACTATTAATTGAAGCAATAAAAGATTTAAATGCTAAGGTTGATTACCTTGAACAAAAACTATTAGATAAATAACTAAAAAAAGTGTAATGTCCAATATTAGAAAGTCATTTAATTTTAGAAACGGACTTCAAGTTGATGATACCAAATTTATTATAAATGCAAATGGCCTGGTTGGAATTGGATCTACAATTCCAACACAATCTCTTGATGTTGGTGAAAATGTTAAAGTTCATGGGACAATTGAAACTGAATATCTAACAGTAAACAATACTACAACAATACCAACTACTAATTCTAATAGAATCAATGTTGGTGTAACAAGCATTACCTCTGGTATTATAACTGCAACTAGTTCTAGTGGAATTATAACCTATTATGGTGATGGTGGAAATCTTATAAATCTTCCCACATCTCAATGGGTTGATGTGGATCCTGGATTTGGGTATACAAGCATTTATTCTGCAGGATTTGTTGGAGTCGGTACAGTAGATCCAAGGTTCGTATTCCAAGTAGCGGGTAATACTGACACTTCAGTTGAAGGATTTACTGGTGTTGGTATCCAAACTGGCGGTCATATTCTTGCTGCAGGTATTGTAACTGCATATTCCTTTAGTGGTTTTGGTACTAACATAACTGGAATTAATGCTTCCAATATTAGTAATGGTACTTTAAATAATTCTAGACTTGCAGAAACGATCGAATCTTCTCAACTTAACCTAACTGGCATTGCAACTGCATATTCCTTCAGTGGTTTTGGTACTGATATAACCGGCATTAATGCATCCAATATTAGTAATGGAACTGTAAGTAATAGTAGACTTCCATCAGATATTGAGGTATCTAATATTAACCTAACTGGCATTGCAACTGCATATTCCTTTAGTGGTTTTGGTACTAACATAACTGGAATTAATGCTTCCAATATTAGTAATGGAACTGTAAGTAATAGTAGACTTCCATCAGATATTGAGGTATCTAATATTAACCTAACGGGAATTATAACTGCATATTCCTTCAGTGGTTTTGGTACTGATATAACCGGCATTAATGCATCCAATATTAGTAATGGAACTCTAAGTAATAGTAGACTTGCCTCAACAGTTACTGTTGATAATGTAGTATCCACATTTACTGGGGATTTGACAGGAACTGCTACTACAGCTTCAAGTTTAAGTGGTACTCCAAATATTGAAGTGGACACTGTAACAGCGTCCAATTTATCTGTAAGTGGTATTGTAACAGCAAGTGAGTTTAATGTAGGAACTGGTGGAACCATTGTTAATATTACGTCTGATGGAAGAGTTGCCATTGGTTCCGATACACCAACAAGACCATTCGAAATCATTACAACTGGAACTTCCGAAATAGAATTAGTTGGTTCTGAAGCAAGAATTATTCTTGCACAAGAAAAGTCT